TCTCCTTCAGCTTGTGAAGCAGTAGCTTGTTTATTAAATCCTGATTTTAATGCTATCTTTTTTAATGGCATATTTATGCTTATTATACATTAGTTTTGACACTAGTTAAATTATACTATATAACAAAATAATGTCAGTTAATTTACCATTAAAAGTAGATAACCTATTTTGTAGCCCTGTTTATAGTTTAGTAATGCCAACTTTTTTAAATGAGGTAAATAGAATATCAGATAAATATATAGAAGAAGCTAAAAAGAATAATCAACCATTAATAGAAGAAAGAAATAAATTTTTAGGAAAAGATTTAAAAGACTTTGCCGTGGTCCATCATTCTACATTTATGGGTAATGATCCTGAATTCAAAGAATTTAAAACATTTATAAAAGATACGTCTTATAATATTTTAACAGAACAAGGGTATGATCTAACAGGATATAAACTTTATTTTAAAAGTTTATGGGTACAGGAATTTCCTCAAGCTGGAGGTGGAGAACACTATCCGCACGTACATGAAAGTAGTCATATTTCAGGGTTTTATTTTTTAAAATGTTCATCTAAAACTTCTTATCCAGTTTTTCATGATCCAAGACCAGCTAAATGGATAACTGAATTACCAATGAAAAAAGAATCAATTAAATATGCCTATAATCGTTTTTCGTACCCAGTGCTTCCTGGAACATTTTTATTTTTTAATTCTTATTTAACTCACCAATATGTGTTAGATGCTGGAATTGAACCATTTAGATTTGTACATTTTAATGTTCAATGTTTTAAACCTTATGAATATAATATATGAATTTAAAAATTAAAGATCTTATTTATAGACAAAATAATCTTGTTCCTAAAGAAGTATGTAAGTATTTTATTGATATATTTAAAAAATATGAAGAGAAAACTCATTTTGAAAAAAGTATTAAATTCACTGAAAGTAATAATAATGAATATGTTTTAGATAATTTTAAATGTTTAAATTTATCTCAATTATATAAAATTGATGAAATTAAAGAAGCAGCAGATATAGCTTCTTTTTATATAAGTTTAATGATTTTAAATTATATTAATTTTTTAAAAATTAATATTTCTAAATTTATAACAAATCGCTTTATTAAAAGCACTTTTAACATAAGAATATTAAAGTATTCAATAGGAGAAAAAATAATAGATCATGTGGATGTTTCTCCTGCTATTAGAGCATCATGTACATTAAATTTAAATGAAGAATATACTGGTGGTGAATTTGTTTTTTTTTCTGGAAAACATATTGAAACATTTAAAACTGGAGACGCAATGATTTTTCCAGCTGAACCAATATGGATACACGGTACAAAACCAATTATTTCAGGTGAAAGATATGCTATAAATTGTTTTTTAACTAATTAAAATTATGAAGCTAATTTATAGTATAGAAGATAAATTATTTTATATACAAAATTTTTTACCCAATCATGAATATAAGAGACTTCATAATGAAATATTTAAAGGATATAAAAAACTTAATTATTTAGAAGATGCATCAAAAACATGGGAAAATGATTTATTAAATAATTTACAGTCTCCTAAAAGAGTTCAAATTCACGAAAATTATTTTAAATTTTATAAAATTTTATTAACTCACCAACCTTTTATAAAAATAAAATATAATGATTTTTTTAAATTTTTAATTCATATTATGAAAAAAAATGCAGGTATTAATTGGCATGAAGATAGTCATGTAAAATATGGAATTACTTATTATTTAAATAAAAAATGGAATAAAAATTGGGGAGGAGAATTTATGTTTACCTTTAACGGACAAAATGGATATATCCCTGTAGTAGGTAACTCCTTAATTATTGTAAAAACTCCTTTACAACATAAAGTAAATCCAGTATTAACAAATATTATACCAAGGATTACAATACAGAATTTTATAAAATGATTATTTTAGATGAAATAAAACAAGAAGAAAATTATTCACATAATTTATTTATAACTTATCCAAGGACTGTTCAAATAAGTTATGGAGTCTATGACAATGTAATAGATATGCTTAATATGTGCACAATGATTTCTCAAAATATAGATAAATCTGAAATTACTAATGTTTATGGTGGTAAAACCCCTTGGGGATTTTTTAATGACAAACCAGAGTTTAAAAGATTTATAGATTATTTAGTTCAAAAACATCAAACTTCAAATGCTTTTTTAAATAAAAAAAATTGGTACAGTAAAAATATATCTTTCGATTCATGGGGAAATGAAATTAAAAAAGGAGATAGTGTTGCATTACATGCACATAAAGATCACCATTTGATTTTATACTTAACAGAAGGAGCTCCCCTTATAATTCCTGAATTAAAAATGAAGATTATGCCAAAAAGAGGAGCATATTATTTATTTCCTCCTCAAATACTTCATGGTGTTGAAAAAGTTGAATTAGAGGATAAAACAAGATATTGTTTAGTATCTAACATTATTGATGGAACAGATTGGAAAAAAAATAAATTAATTTTAGATGCCCAAAAAAATTTAGATGAAAAAAATAAAAAAATTTAAAAATGGAAGATAGAAAAAATAATATTAAAAATTTTATTGGTGTTTTTGATGGATACATTCCAGATCAAGCATGTGATCAAGCCATAGAACTTTTTAAAAAGTATGAAGAATTTAACAAAACGTGGTCAAGATTTTCTTCTGAAAAAACCACTCAAGAGAAAAAAAAAGATCAACAATTATTTTGTAATCCTGAAACTTTAACAGAAGAAATATTTAATGTTCGTAAATTAAAACCTTTAATGGTTAATTTTGATATAGCCCTAAAACAATACTATTTAGAAACAAACATTAAAAAATATTATGATGACGTTGAATTTGTAACTGAACATGTTAAAATTCAAAAAACCCTTCCTGGAGAAGGGTATCATGTTTGGCACATTGAACACGCTGCAGATTTTGAATGTCAAAAGAGAGTTCTTGTTTATTCTGTTTATTTAAATACTGTTAAAGAAGGTGGAGAAACAGAATTTTTATATCAATCTCAAAGAGTTCAACCTATCAAAGGTAGAATTGTAATATGGCCAGCTGGATTTCCATATGTACATAGAGGTAACCCTCCATTAACTGAAGAAAAATATATAATTACTTCTTGGATTAGTTTTAAATAAAATTAATAAATATTTTCTGAAATGTAGGTAGTTGGTCTTGTCCCTATTCTGATAATTTTTTGTTCTTCTGTTTCGTTTTCTAAATTGTTTCTATCCCAAATTAATTGTAAATTTTTTAAATGTTCACTATCCCAAGCATCAGCAAATACTTTTATATCACCAGAGAAAAAAGTATGTTTATTTCCATTATTAAATTCAACTTGATCTAAATCAGAATTATCTCCTGTATATTGTATTGCATGAACACTGGGATCTAAATTAGTAGACCAAAAATTTTCATTTTCTACAGTGTAACCTATTTTTTGACCATCTCCGTATTGTTTAATGATTCTCTTATCAGGTCTTACAATAGTCCATTTTCCAAGTTTCATAAAATTACCCTATTAAGTTTTAATAATGTATACCATAACAATATATGGTTGTAAAACACTGTCTGCACCACCTGTAAAAGTCGCACTTAAATTATGGTTATGTGCTCCATCACCTCCAGTTGAATTTGAAGCTGGTGTAGATCCCATTGGACCAGCTGCAGCATCACACATTCCACCACCACTACCATAAGGAGCACCCATTGATGTATAAGTACACATGTGAGCATGAGAAGGCATTTCAGCAGTTATAATAGTAGTATTTCCAACATTACCGCTTACAGTACCTGTTCTAGAAACTGTATTAGCTCCACCTGTTTGAGCTAAATTTTTTGTATTAGATTTATTTACAATTGTTCTATCTGTTAAATCAGGTACGTTAAATGTTGTTGATCCATCCCCAATTCCATAAGTGGTTGAAATGACCGCAAACAAAGCTGCATAAGTTGATCTAGACACAGCTTGACCATTACATTCCAAAAAACCAGATGGAACTGAAGTAGAACCCCAAGGAATAATTAAACCAGTATTGAGTCCTTGAACACTTGTTAAGTATTGACCATCCCAATCGTATCTAGTTGCTTCGTAATTTGCCATAATTCTATGTTTTAATAATATATATTAGTACTAAATAAGGTTGCAACACTGAAGTAGCAGTTCCTGTAAAAGTTGGACTACTTAAACTATGAGTATGAGCACCACCACCTCCTGTATTACTTGATGGACCTCCATAATAGGATCCTGGACCTCCTGATGATGCAGGATAACAGCCCGAATAAAACATATCCTTAGCGAAATTTCCGTGAGTGTGAGATGCGATTTCTGCTGTTGATAAAGTATAGTTTGCTAAATTACCAGATATATTTCCCTGACTTGTTACTGTATTAGCTCCCCCTGTTTGAGCTAAATTTTTAGTATTTGATTTATTAACTACTGTTCTATCTGTTAAATCTGGTAGGTTAAATGTTGTGGTCCCATCTCCAATACCATATGTTGTTGAAATAACTGCAAACAAA